GTACATGGCGAAGTTGGGCAGGTCCGGTAGGTAGGAGGACATGGTAGAGGTGATGAACAGGTACAAGCCGCTGAGGGCGTACGCATCCATCTCGGCACCATCCACCAGCTCCCTGATACTCTGCGGGTCCACGTTCAACTGCGAGGCCATATCCTGGTAGAAGTCGAAGTTATCTAACTGATCATCCTGCGCTTCTTCCTCCACCAAGCGGGCCAAGCGGCGTACGGTCCAGCACACTTGGTTGCTGACCTTCTGCACGAAGTTGGGCATGGACTCAGGCTTGAGTTCCACGGACGCATTGGCCGCTTTCGCCAGTCGGCGCTCCTTGCGCAGTGCTCTAAACAGTTGGCCAATACGCATCACCGCGTTATCAGAGGGCTGTTTCTGGCAGCGCTGTGCAATGCGGGCAGTCTTGGTGAACTCGGTCAGGCTGTTCTTAACCTTCTGATCACTCATGTGGGTCAGTACTGCGTCTACAAGTGAGTTTTTCATGGTACGGTTTCCCTTTAAAGATTGCCGAAATTGGCACGGAGTTAAGCCCCAAGGTCCGAGAACCTTGAGGCTGGGTTTATTGCTCGTCTTGAGCAGATTCAATGGCCTCGATGGCCGTGAGGATGTCGAGGGGGTCTTGGTCGAGGATGCTGTGGCTGCATGTAAACTCAGCCACCAGCATCGCTTGCTCGACCTCCCCAATCTCGTCCCAGATCAGGTTGATCCAAGTGCCTTCTCGCATGTCGTTCCTCCTTTGGTTGGACACACCCAGAAAACCCTCTGCTGTGTGGGCAGAGGGTGGGGATTAGTGATCGGTTTCATTCAGGGCGTTGTCGATGGCTACTAGGTGCTCGTGCAGTCGTGCGCGTTCCATGCGGCACCAGTAGTCCCACTCGCGGTGGTCCTGCCCCCCTCGCGGAAAGCGTTGGCGCACGGTGCGTATCTCTATGCGCTTGGCGTGATATTCCAGTACCAGGTCGGCGTAGCTGGGTAGTTGGGTCATGTGGTGCTCCTTGGGTGGTGAGGGGTTATGAGGCCATTAGTTCTTCGCTGGTGTAGTAGTAATAACTGCACTTGCCCGTGGCCAGCTTCTGGATACGGTTGACCAGTACGTTCTGTGTCTGGGCAGGGCCGTGCTTCTTGGCGAGCTTGGCGAGCTGGGCCATGATGCTGGTGAGTTGTTGGGCGGAACAGAACGCGAAGTAGCTGCCCGTGTTGAAGTCAGTGGTCCAGTACAGAGTGTTCTCGATAACCTTAAAACCTGTCACTTCAATGCACGCTGGGGTTGGGAAAGCTTTCATGTTCTTTACTCCTATTTAAGTTACTCGCGCAAACCCTCTGCTCTTCTGGCCCAGCACCCACGACCTCGTATCGGCAATAGGGGTCCCAGCGCCCAGAAGCCCGCTTTTAGGTGACTGGCTTCGGATCGGGGGGCTAGGGGTACTTTTGATCGGAGGTAGTGGACCCGCCCACAAGGTCAGGGACAGGGAAAACGCATAGGAAAAATTATTTTTAGAAAAAGCCCGCCAAGATGCTTCCGAGCTATTGTAAATAAATTAGCAGCGCTTATATTAGCGGGGCTTATTTAATTTATTACAGGACGGAGCCTACTAATGAAATCTTTGCATAAAATCATTTCTGGTTTTACAAAAGTGCAAAAGGAATTAGGTAATTTTATTTTAGAAGCGGATAAAGCCATCGAGCACCGCACCGAAGCTATCGAAAGCCTGACAGAGGCGCGCCTAAGCATCACAGGTGAAAAACTCCGAGCGGAAAGAGTACAAGCGCGCCTTGGTGAGTTAGTCGGTGAATAATATGATGGCAAAAGAATTTCTCATGACCCAGATTATTTTTGTCACGATCATGGGCGTTTGTTGGACAGCCAATTTACTGAAATTCGCGGATTGTGATTTCGAATACGGCGTCCCCCTCACTTGTGAAATCATTCACGGTGTGGGTTTGTTCCCGCCCTTTAGCGTAGCCACTGTGTGGTTTGCTACCGACTTACCATGAAAGGTTTTCTAGCCGCCAGTGCATTGATTTTGTTGCTGACGGCTGCACAAGTTACGGAATGTTGGGTTTCCCAACCTTATGACACGGAATGTCACCTTATTTCGCGGCGTTAGTTTAATTGGCAAAACCTTGGCCTTCCAAGCCGATGACGCAGGTTCAAATCCTGCTCGCCGCTCCACATAAAAAGGAAATTTTATGCACCAGCAACCCGAAGTTATTTACCTAGCAGAAAAAGAAAATACGACCGTATGGTTAAAACACCGCCCTGAAAAGGGTGGATTGGCCAGTTACGTACGTTCGGACATATTCGAAATCTGGGAAAACAAGGTGCAGCAGTTGCGCAAGGAAATTACGGCACTGGAAAACACACTCAAGGGGTAGGTCATGATCGCAATAGTAAACGTGTCATCAGAAGATACCCCCACTAGGGGCAGCAACCAGTATGAAGTACGGATTAACAGCAAGATTATTTGCACGTTTGAGCATGATCGCCAGTACGAAGGGTTGGCTCAGTGCCTACGAGATGCAGCGGACGCAGTGGATAACCATGTCGAGAATAGAAATGACAGAATCAAAAAGCTGCTGATGGACTCGGGCACTTTACACAGGCTGTTTGGTAAATAAGGGGTAGCCATGTACTACGGACCAGTACCAAGTACCTGGAAACGCGGTGAGTATGTCATCGTCACGGGCCTTGAGGATTGGTTCTTGTACGCAGCCCCTATCACCGTCCCCGTCCCCTACCCACAGGGCATCGCTGAGATCATCGACAGTGCGATCTTAACCATGATGGAGAAACCACAGGTATGAGCCGCACGAAACACCACCGTCACCAACATAGACGGAAGTGGGGCCTAGATTTTGGGGCCAGATATAAAGCCAATAAATGCTACTGCGGTGGGAGTGGGTCAATTGTGAAAGATATGGCTGACAGGGAGCGCCGTAATGACTCCAAAGTGATCATACAGAACGAGGACCTAGAATCATGAACGGATGTTGTAACCACGGCTGCAAGGTAGCCAAGAAACGAGAATCTGGATTCATTGGCACCAATGGAATGTGCCACTGCCTTAGAAATTTGGATACAGCAACGCGGGTGCAGGTGGAGCGGATTATTCAGCAGTTTCGTAGTGCTGAAGAGTTGTTAGGAGACATCGACCGCGCAAGTCATAGCAAAGGAGGCATTCGCCGTTTGATGGAAGCATATTACATGAAAAGGGATAAAAACGTATGACCCCCAATGATTTTTGCTACTGGCTGCAAGGCCACTTTGAAATGTCCGAGGACAAAGTGTTATCTGTCAGGCAGTGCAAGATGGTGCAGGACCATTTGAAGTTGGTGTTTAAGAAAGAAACGCCAATTTTTAAAGACCTAATGGTTACAGACCCTTTGGGATTGAAACCCCACTGGATGCAAAATAACGATAAGTTCTGTGGTGTGCGTGATAGTGAACCACTGAAAGTTACCTGCTAATTGATCCCCCTTGACGGGCAGCCCGTTAAGAGTCGGATAATTCAGCGCCGTCGCCAGATGATTGTGCATTCGTTTATCTACTATCGAATGGGCACCAGCATCATGGATGATCACCGCTGGCAAGAGTTGGCGAATGACTTGATTGAGTTGCAGGAAAAGTACGGCGAAGAGTGGGATTTTTACGACAAGGATTTTAAAGACTGGAATGGCTCTACAGGCTGCCACCTTGCACAAGAACCTTGGGTCGATGCAAAAGCGCAATGGCTTGTAAAAATCACTGGGGGTAGATATGAATCTTGATATGACGTTTTGTGCTTCGGATTGCACCAACTATTCGTGTAAGCGGATGCTCAGTTATTCGGTGGTGTGCGCCCATGAAGATATGGACAAACCAATAGCTCAGTCAGACTTTTCCGATACTTGTGAAGAATATAAATACAATAAGATTTTGCAAAACAAAGAAAACCGGATATTATAAGCACAGCTTATAAAAAGGCGATTAACTCTACGGGCATCTCTAAGGAGGTGATCCATTCGAGTGGCCCCTCTGGCGATTGTGTCAGAGGGGATTTTTTAGGAGATTGGACCATGGAAGATACTCTACAGAATTTTGAACTCGTCGGCGTATACATGCACGAAGATGGTGGCAAGCGTTTTATCGCTTATCGGTTCAAGGACCTGGATACTTCGACACCTGAAAAAGATGACATCCGTGAATATCTTGAAGAGATACCCTATGGTGCTAAACCTTGGGAGTTTGTACGTGAACGTGGCAATACCCACGGCGCGATGTTGTCCGTATTAGGGTATGAATGGTGATGGTTGGTGCAGCGATAATCATGGCTGCGTATTTTTTTTCTTACTTATTTTTCTTTAGGGGCTTGGTCCCTGTTGCTATGACCCCGCTACGGGGTCGTGTCCTCGCTTATATTGGCATCCTGCTAGTCCTACCTATTTTGCATATCTTTTTTACCTTTATCTTTTACCTTATGGGAGACAACCGTGGCTGATTCGACGCTAGAGCGTAATCGGACGGATTGGAAAAGGATATTAAGCAAATTGTTTTACTCGGCCAATGATCGGGCCAAGCGGCGGGGCATCGTGTTCACCATTGAGCTGGCGGATATGTTAGCTCTATGGGAAAAACAGCAAGGCAAGTGTGTCATGACTGGGATGCCGTTCATATTGGAACTACCCCATAGCGACCCGAAAGAAAACCCGTGGCGACCTTCCATGGATCGCATTGACCCATTAAAAGGCTATGAGGTTGGGAACATTCGCTTGGTAGTTAAAATCGGAAATTATGCGCGACATAACTTCCCAGAAAAAGACTTGGAATATTTTTGCAGGCGGTACTTGGAATTGAATACCTAAAATGGGCGCGATAATCCCCCAAAAAGAGCTGGAATACATCCGCTCACTTTACCCACTACTACAGGTGCCGACATTCTCATGCCAGCAGGAACAAATGGTCATGATGTATATGCGTGGCATGACAAAAGCTGGTGCGGCCCGAGCGGCTGGCTACACAGAATCTCACCAGTGGTATAAATTTTTTAATTCGGAAGGCGTGGCCACGGTCATTGAGTACCTGCGCCAAAAAGAATTCAGTGACATTCGTGTAACCCGTGATTCCATCACAGCAATGCTCATGGAGGCGCACAGTAAGGCGGCTAATACCACGGAAGAAGTGAAGGCAATAGTCGAGCTAGCAAAGCTCCATAACGTCTACCCAGCAGCCCCCAAGAGCGGCGGCGGGGGTACGCAGGTTAACGTGAATTTGAACGGTGGCAGTGTTGATGGCTTGGAAGGCATTGAAATTAAAAACGAGAAACAACTTGAACGTATGAGTGATGCGCAGTTGGCGCACTTAGCAAAAGATATGCTGGCGGATGCGATGAAAGAACCCAAATTAATAGAGGGGCGAATTGTAGATAGTGATTAAAGGTCCTAATTCAAAGGACCCGTCGAAAGGATTTGACGAAAACAATATTGAAGTGCCTGGGGCGGAAACCCTCGACGGTTATGAAAAGCCGTTCGATGCCTCCGCTAAGGCACTTAATGAATTAACCAGTCGTGAATTATCGCGCCGTCGTTTGTTGCCATTTGTTTTAAAATTTAACCCAACCTATATGGCGGGTTGGTGCCACAAAGATATTTGTCGCCGTCTTGAAAGATTCTCGGACGATGTGGCTGCAAAAAAATCCCCCCGCCTTATGATTTTCATGCCCCCACGTTCTGGTAAATCAGAACTAGCGTCAAGATCATTCCCTGCTTGGCACTTAGGCCGTCATCCTGAACACGAAATCATTGCCACCTCTTACGCTGGGTCACTGGCGCTAAAATTCTCGCGTAAAGTCCGGTCCATCATCCGAGACTCTAAATTCTTACGCATCTTTAAAGGTGTGACCTTGGACACTGATTCTCAGTCAGCAGAAAACTGGCTTTTAAAAGAGGGCGGCGGTTACATGGCGGCGGGTGTGTCGGGTCCGTTGACGGGTAACGGTATGCACATTGGGATAATAGATGACCCAGTAAAAAACCGAGAAGAAGCAGAATCAGAAACTGTAAGGGAGGGGATAAAAGACTGGTACACGTCCACTTTCTACACACGTCTAGCACCAGGCGCAGGCATTCTCGTTATTTTGACTCGCTGGCATGATGATGACTTGGCAGGCTGGCTATTAGAAGAAGAGAAAAAAGGCGGGGACGAATGGGACGTGGTTTCCTATCCCGCCATTGCCGAGGAAGACGAATTATTTAGAAACAAGGGGGATGCACTTCACCCCGACCGCTACGACCAGAAAGCGTTTGGGAAGATTCGCCGTGCAATCGGTGAGCGGGATTGGTGGGCACTTTACCAGCAAAAACCCACTGCCGACGATGGCGACTATTTCAAAAAAGAAGATTTTAAACTCTACAGACCTGGGGACTGCCCGCCATTAAATGAGCTGGCAATTTATCAGGCGTGGGATTTAGCCATAGGCCAAAAGCAGGATAACGATTTCTCGGTGGGCATCACTGTGGGGTTGGATCGGGAAGAACGCATCTGGGTATTGGATGTGGTGCGCGGCAAGTTTGATGGCCGCGAGATAGTTGAAAAGATTATCGACCTCTACGAAAAGTATACGCCGCAATATGTGGGCATCGAGAAGGGGCATATTTCTATGTCTATTGGCCCGTTCCTTAACCAACGCATTCGTGAACGCAGAGCATACGGCCTAGTGCCCGAAGAATTAACCGTGGGCCGTGCTGACAAAGTGCTGCGTGCTCGTTCGATCCAAGGGCGTATGAAACAAGGCACCGTGTTTTTTCCTGAGCATGAAACGTGGTTCATGGCATTGCGTGATGAATTACTGCGTTTCCCTGCGGGTAAACACGATGACCAAGTGGATGCCATGGCATGGCTTGGCCGAATGCTCGATCTCTTTATTCCTCTGTCGCCAAAACGGGTAGTGGTCCCCAAGTCGTGGAAAGACAAACTAAGTCAGTACGTGCAAAAAACATCCAGTGGAAGGGGAACAATGAGTGCCTAAAGCGTCGGAAGGTGAGCAGTACTTACAACATGCACTGCGGGAGCCATCCCCCTGTAATAAGTGCCAGAAGCGGAAAGAATGCGCCACACAAGAAATGGCCTGCGAGCGTTTTTATCGTTATGTGCGCAAAGAACCCTTTAAAAAGATTAGCACGGTGGCCTCTGGCTACTGGTATGTATTGCTCGAAAAAGAGTGATTCGCATACAGTTTTAATAAAATGGGATAATAAGCGTTGCTTATACCCCACTAACTAACCGAAATGGATTATTCGATGAACGATAAACAACTAAATGGCGGCATCGTACAAGCAGCCGTTTATAAAGTGGGCTTGGAGGCTGGCGTGCAGGTAATTACGCCAGATGGTAAAAGCGAATTTTATTTAGCGAAAGATGACCCAATCTATAAAGCGTACCAGCGGCATATTGACTTTGGCATCGTGGCACCCTTTGTGGCCTATAACGGGTCCCGAGTGCTGGTACGCCAGAAGGATACGCTCGTAACGGTAGCAGGTGTATTGCTCGCAATAATGGACGAAAAAACGGCGGCACAATGTCTGTCGGCAGTACCTGATAAAAAGGAAAACGACGAACCCCTCAAGGAAATCCCAGTTAATGCTTCGGAGTAATCCTTGAAAAAAACCACGATCCCAGACGAATTAGCCCGCCAAAATTGGAATGCGTACAAACGTGCCCGAGATTTGGATCATGGCGATTACGTTAAAGACGCTTTGAAATTTGAGCGTTTCTATAAAGGGGATCAGTGGGATGAAGAGGATAGAAAGCTCTTGGAGTCAGAGGGGCGTCCAGCGCTCACTCTGAATATGGTGATGGCCACCATTAATGTTTTGTTAGGGGAGCAACAGATTCGCCGTGCTGATATACGTTTTAAGCCCGAACAGGGGGCCTCCGAAGACGCAGCCTTTGCCTACAACAAATTGTGGATGTCCATTTCTGAGGTAAACGATTTTGATTATGTAGAAAGTGATGTGTTCGCTGATGGCATGATCATGGAGCGTGGTTTTTTTGATATTAGGATGAACTACGATAAAAACGATGGTGGGGACATTGAGATTAAAGCCCTTGATCCGCTGGATGTTTTACCAGACCCCCACGCAAAAGAATACGACCCCCGTTCTTGGTCAGAGGTAATGACTACACGCTGGTACACACTTGATGAAATTGAAGTGCAGTACGGGAGCAAGAAGCGTAAAGAATTAGAAAACACTGCCACCAGTGGCGCAGAAACCTATGGCCCTGATTCATTGGCCTATGACAACAACCGCGAGGTGGACGAAGATTTACAGCAGTATGACTCCTTAGACGAGGACGAAAAACGCCGCATAAAGCGCGTGCGTGTATTGGATCGCCAGTTTAAAAAAGCCGTGCCCATCTATTGCCTGATCAACAGTGAAACAGGGGAGATAAAAGAGTTACATCCTGATTGGACTGACGAAGAGAAAGTTAAAGTGCTGGCTGATAAGTTGTCCATGGCTTATTACCGCAAAATTTCACAGCGTATCTACTGGGTAACATCTGCTGACTCGGTGGTATTGCAAGATCAGTGGTCCCCGTATAAATCGTTTACTGTTATTCCGTATTACCCGTATTTTCGACGCGGTAAAGCCATTGGTCCCATTCGTAATTTAATAAGCCCCCAAGAACAGTTTAATAAATTAAGTAGCCAAGAGCTGCACGTAGTCAATACCACGGCTAACTCAGGCTGGATTGTGGACGTGGGCGCACTAAATGGCATGACCGTGGATGAATTGCGCGAGCAGGGCAGTAAGTCAGGGCTGGTGATTGAGAAAAACCCCAACAAGATAGTGGAAAAGATTAAACCTAATTCCATCCCCACGGGCTTGGATAGGATTTCCATGAAAGCGCAACAAAGTATCCGAGAAATTTCGGGTATCAATAACGCGCTTATGGGGCTTGAGGGTGCCGAGGTGTCTGGTGTCGCGTTAGCTGAGAAAAAGAATAGCGGTCAAATACAGATACAAGTGCCCATGGAAAATCTGGCGCGCACTCGAAAGCTATTGGCGCGCAAGTTTGTGGAACTGATTAAAGAATTCTACCCAGATGAACGTACTTTCCGTTACACGGAAACGGGACAACCAGGTCAACCCAGCGCCGAAGTTACTATCAACAAGCAAACTCCTGAAGGCGTAGAGAATGACGTGACTGAAGGTGAATTTGGAGTGGTGATTTCAACCATGCCGAACCGCTCAAATATTGAAGAGCAACAATTTGCAGAAATGATTTCTATGCGCGGTGCCAGCGTCATGATTCCAGACCATCACGTCATATTGAACTCAAATCTGACAAATAAGAATGATATAGCGCAAGAAGTTAAGGCCATGTCGGGCATGGGTGACAAGTCACCAGAACAACAAGAAATGGAAAAAGAGCAGCTACAAATCCAAATGGAAATGGCCAGAGAAGAATTAGGCAAACTGAAAGCAGAAGTGGCCAAGATAAAAGAAGACACCACGCTTACTGAAGCCAAGACCGACCAGATTATGACTGAATCGGATTTGGCAGTGGAAGACCATGAATTTGAACATGCGCAGCAGGAAAAAGACCACAGTATCCGCCGTGAAGTGGCGCATATAGGTGCTGCCAGCAAAGAGCGTATGCAGACCCAACAGCTCCAAGCTGACGCTGAAAAAACAGTTTACGAAACCAACCACCAAAAAGAAAAGGGTAAAAAAGATGGGTCTTAAAGAGCTGGAAAAAGATGTAACAAAAGTACTGGGGACGAGTCCCATGCCTGGGGCGGATGGATTCGAGGAAGACGGTGACGCGGAGCTGGATTCAGAAGCGTTAGACCGAGGGGATGACTTTGGCGGGGGTGATACTGATGAAACGACAGCAGAAGCACATAGTGAAGCGGATACAGATGCAGAAGCAGATTCAGCAGAAGATGTTGAGGCAGAAGAAGAAGCGGATACAGAAAAAGAAGAAGCAGGCGAAGAAGGCACTGAGGGCGAAGAAGCAGGCGAAGACACTGCTGATGCGGCAACTGAGGCGGATGATAAAGGGGATGTCGAACCCGCAGCCGCAGACGAACATGATGCTGACAAAGACGCCGAAGAAGAAGCACGGCGAAAACGGGACCGAGAAATCAAAGTCCCAAAATACGTCATGGATAAAAAGGCTCGTAAAGCGCGTGAAGAAGGTGCTCGGGCGGATGCTGCTGAACGTGAAGTAGTACGGTTACAAGGTGAACTGGAAAAAGAGAAACGGCAGGAAACCTCGGCGGAGCAGCAGGTGGAATATGATGATTCCATGTTATCGCTGGGTAAGAAACATGCAGAGCTGATACTGGAAGGGGACATCGAAGGGGCCGCTAAGGTGCAAAGCGAGCAGATGGCATTAGTTCGTCAAAACGCGCTAGACGAAGCCAACGAATCGGCCAGCCAGACATCTAAAGCCCAGATGGCAGAATCGCAGGCCATGGCCGACTTGAACCGAGTGGCAGACCACATTGTGGATACCTTCCCTGTGCTGGATTCAGCCTCGGAAAGCTTCGACAAGGAGTTGGCAGATGACATTGTAGAGCTGCGGGATTTCTACGTGCAGCGCAAGGGGTACTCTTTTGGTGATGCCCTGCAAACGGCCACCGACAAGCTGTTGCCCACTGCTTACCCTGAGTTATTCGAAGAGGCCGAGGTGGAGCCTGTTAAAGATACTCAAGCAGCGGGTAAGAAAGAGCGGGCAAAAAAAGCGGTGGCTAAAAAGATTAAGGCGGCACAGCAGCCCACAAAATTGGAGGGATTGCCAAACCGCAGCAAAGCCAGCGAGGTACGCCTTGAAGATTTGAGTGAGGCGGATTTTGACAATTTGACTGAGGCTCAAATGTCCAAGCTACGCGGTGATACCTTCTAAGAGGACCAGCAGTGCTCATAGTTGCATAACGATTATAAGCACTGCTAATATTGCCCCATCGTATGGTTTTCGATATAAACCAATCCAAGTGGGATTCAAAATCACTTACTAATTCGCAACCTCAGCGACATTGAGGACGGTAGTTGGCCCGTTAAGCCCGCTAAAAACTGTTCTTAATTATTATTATTCGAGGTTACAACAAATGGCATTAACGAATTTTGCCGCTCTGACCACCGAGCAAAAAAAGGTGTGGTCAAAAATGTTTTGGAAAGAGGCGCGCAATCGCTCCTTCCTAGGTCAATTTATGGGTAAAAGCCCAAACTCTATGATTCAGCGAATCGGTGAGCTGACCAAAACCGAAAAAGGCACAAAAGCAGTTCTGACGTTAGTTTCTGATTTGGTTGGCGACGGTGTTAACGGCGACAACATGTTGGAAGAGAACGAAGAAGAGATGAAAGCTTACGACACGGCGATCAATCTTGATCAGCTTCGTAACGCTGTACGTCACGCGGGTCGCTTAGCCGATCAAAAATCGGTTGTTACCTTCCGCGAGCACGCGAAAGACAAGCTGACCTATTGGTTAGCCGACCGTTTGGATCAACTTGGTTTCCTAACCCTGTCGGGTGTGGGTTACACAGTGACCAACAAAGGTGCTGCGCGAGCGGATACCACCTTCGACGATCTGGAATTCTCTGCGGATGTAGCTGTGCCAAGTTCGCTGCGCCATTTACGCTGGGATAAATCAGCCAGTGATGTGTCCACTGACGGTGATATGACCGCCATTGCAGCCGAAGACACCCTAAGTTATGAAGCTTTGGTATTAGCGAAAGCGTATGCAAAAGACAACTACATCCGAGGTGTAGTAGGTGACGGCGGTGAAGAGGTTTACCACGTTTTTGTTACGCCACGCGGCATGGCAAAGTTAAAGCTGGACACAGACTTTAAAGAAAACTTACGCCACGCCTACACTCGTGGTGGCTCTAACCCAATCTTTAAAGGTGCCAACACCTTTGTGATTGATGGTATGTACATCCACGAATTCCGCCATGTTTACAACACAGTAAACGCGGCTGGTGGTGCCAAGTGGGGTGCAACGGGTGACACTGATGGACAACGAGTTCTAATCTGCGGTGCGCAGGCGATGGGCTTTGCAGACATCGGCGGTGCAGAGTGGGTAGAAAAAGGCTTTGACTATGAGAACCAGCAGGGTAT